TACTGCCCACTTAATTTCACAGTTGTTTTCATCTACACTATTAAAGAGCTTACTATAACCAGAGTAGATTGGTTTGTATTCTTCACCACAAGTGTATTCCTTAATAGCATCATGGATGTTATACATTTCAAAGTAATAGCATTCATCATTACGATGAAACTCACTTTCGATAGGGAATATAGTGTTACCATCCTGTTCATAGAAACAGTTGCCAGGTAGCATCTGATTGTAGTGACCATCTAAGTATGCAGCCATCAAGTTATCTTCATGCTTCATGCCGATTACTCTTAGCTCTGTATCACCACCGTTGTGTATTACATGGTAGTAGTTATCATCCATACAGACGTGGAAACAAATAGGCCAATCAAAGACCCATCGGAACCATGCTGACTGAACTCGTTCTCTACCGTTGTCGTAGTATTTATAGCCCCACACCTCTCTAATCTGCTCTGCCTCATACATTGCCCAAGGGTTAACTTCAGTGCCCTCACAGGTCACCTCAGTGGTGTTCTGTGGAGCTTGTAGCCACTCAGGATCCCAGTACTTACCAATGAATACAGTCATGTTGCTCTTTGAATGAGCTAGTAACTGATTGTTATCAGCAAGTCGTGGTTCAATTAGCTTTGATAGTTCAACAACACTAGGTTCTGAACCCTCTCTACTAACACCAGACATCTCAAAGAACTTATCATTAAGACCAGCATCAGATATAAATCCAATGTTCTGTCCTATCTTGATAGGTTGTACGTTAGGGTTGCAGTTATAACTAGACAGTGACATTATCTTTGCACTGTTAGGTTTGAGCATGTCAGCATCTGTAGTAAACAGAAACTGCTCTTCCTTAGTGAACATCACCAAGCCAGCCGTAGTCTCCATGGACTGTGTTATTGGTGTTGGGAATTCACCAGCAGCTTGGATATCAATAGGATCATCCTCACTACTTGTCATTGCAGTCTTAGGCCAGAAGTTATAGTAATCACCTGCAACAGAACAACAGACATGTTTGTCTGCCATTAAGACAAAGCGATTCCTATACCAGGCCATGCCTGTAATTGATCGGAGAAAGCCTCGTGACTCTCCACCCTTAATAGGTAAGAAAGAAGGAGTTGGTGCTGTGTTTTCATCACCTACCTCACGCTTCTGCCATTTGATTGGAGTAACGACAAAGGATGTATCATCGATACGGATGATCTCATGTGGCATGGTGCTAAACACTGGTCCTACTTTTAGACCAGGCTTTACAGTCTCACGCCATACACCTTCACCATCAGTGTCAGTGTTACCTTCAAACCTCAGGTAGTAATCATCATCCTCTGAATCAGAGTTAGCAATCTGTACCAAGTAGCCATGACGGCATTGGTTTGGAAGACGTGTGACAGTATTAACAACTGAGTACCATTCACCTCTCTCCTTAGTGGACATATGGTTGAACAGCTGCTCTTCAGGTGTTACTAGGTTGAAGGATGCTTCACCGTTATTCCTGTTAGCACGACGTTGCATGTAGATACCATTACCTACAGGTTTGAATCTAATATCCATTCCTTCTAGGAACTTCTCTCTATTATCATCAGGTCCGTCTACATCTTCAGTGACTCGTTCATCACCACTACCACCAAATGACACAGTAACAGTATCAGGTTCGGTGTACATATTCTCACCTACAACTTCATTACCTTCCTCGTCATACTTAAGTGGGAAGGCACCCGCTGCTTCTAATGCATAACAGAATCCACTGATAATGTCATTACCACTAGCAAATGGAATCTGTTCATCACCAGTAGAGACATCAGTCTTGACAGAGATGTAGCCAATATCAGCCTGGATACTTTGTGAACCACTTCCACCGATCCTGAAGCTCATCTGTACCCAACCGTCTTTAGTACCCCACTTACGCCAATCACTATCGATTTCTTGGGAATCAGCCTGGTACTTGATGACAATCATGTCACCATCCTTCCAGTTTCTTCCACCATTAATTAGTTGTAGGCGTGGAGTGTAGTCAGCTTGCCACTGGTATTCAGTTTGTGCAGGATCATTATTATGATTCCTCCATACCTTCTGCTGTGCAATACAGACAACTTCAAGACTGATCCTTAGGTCTTCACCATCAGGATTACTACTAGAAACTAGTTGGATCTTTCCACCTGCTTCTAGTTCATCTGCATTCAAGTCGGCAGTTTGATAACTCATTGCTAAGTCACAAACAATTCCAACTTCATCTTCATCAAAAGGTTTCCTCTTGTTAGGATCGCCTTCTACGAATCGTACATCGCTAATACCTTTAGCGTAGTCCCATGAGATGTTCTCATCAGCATCATTCTTCATTGGGTCATCAAATGCCAAGAGGTAGTCTCTTTGGTATTGGACCTGACGAAGGCTGATGAATGCTTCATGCCACATCTCATCATCGTTGACATCATCAGCAGTTAGTTTAGGAACTACTTGATCGTTCAAGACAAAGACTTTACCGTCACCTTGAAATACTTTTAACTTCTTATACTTATCGTATTGATTCCTATCTGAGTTAGGATTGTATAAAGGGTTCCTATCAGGTACTAGGTAGGTGTAGTTAGTAGGATACCTAGACAGTAGTCCAGGCCTACCCTCACGTTCTGGATCATCATATGGTTCAGGAGAGTACAGGACATTCATCTCCTGTCCTAACATGTTCCAGATCTGTACTTGTCCTGTATAGAACCCAGAGCTGATGTTACCTATGTATTGATTTGCAGGGTCACGTCCCCTATCAATAGCAAACCAAGTTCCGTCAGGAGCGGAACCTAGTTGTGCAATCTTCTTAGACCCTAGACGCTTCATGCATCCACGTGTTACGTCAGGGTAGGCATTGACTAAATCTTTTAACTGTCCCGGTACCTTTAGTTGGTCCGGTTGTTGTGACATACCCTGAACATAATTCGGGATTACTTGTGAAACGCTAGCCATATTTATCTATTTAATGTTTGCATAGTTTGATAGCTAAGGTATGTAGAATGATCAGGTTGATTTAAGAAGTTAAGATCACCCTGTTCTAATTCATAGTTCATACATTCCATCCTCAATGTATTCTCTCTGTCTTTTAGTAGCTGGAATAGCTGCGGGTTATCGATCATCTGTGCAGCTGCTCTCACTGAGGAAACTGCTGTGATGTATCTCTGGAATACAGGAGGTAAAGCATCAAAGGGAAGTAACCAAGTTACATCAGCCTTGATAGGACAACAGAAGATATAGGTATGATTCAACCTGTCATATAGATAGACAGGGTTACGATCATTAGACCCAGGTACAGGCTCAGGTGTAGGTCGCTTATCGCAATCTCCTAGACCATCTCCATCACCATCTCCAATGTCAATGTTCCCATCAGGTCTGCCATCTTCACAACCGTTACCACCACCACCATTGTTGCAGCAGTAGAACGTAAGACAGGCAGGAACAAAGGCTTTATCTTTTAGTCCAGTCTCTTGATCAACAACACCATAGAAGAAGTAATCAAATACAGTATCACTTAACTGTTCAACATCAGCGGTATTAACCTCCATGATCTGACCACCAGCTGCTGTCCTGTCAGAACATAGACAGAAACTATTGGCAATGTCAGGTAGATCACAGACGTTCCTGTTGAACTCAATTACTATACGGTGCTCTTGATCATCAAAGATGTTTAGTACAGCTACGGATGATATCTTTGCCCTGTCCCATATACTTGTATAGAACCTAGGTACATCATTCATCTCAGTCAGTACTGTTGTAGGTGTACAACCATCTGGCGTACCACCATTCTCAGCACAATCGTGATCATCTAGACCACCAAAATCTCCACAGGTTTCAGGAACAGTAAGAATACCTGTATCGTCACCGGTCTGTTGAAAGGTTCCATAACCTGGAGCCATCTCAATAGTTAGGTCAGTGAAGTCCATGTCATCGGACTCTTCCATCTCCAACTTACGACCATCATTAACGATCCTATGTAGAATTCTTCCAGTACCTGGTGGTTGCCCAGGGTCAGCAAAGCTACTAAACAACTGATAGTTGTACTTAGTGTTTCTGTGTAGTGGTTCGATACCTGAGCCGAAAGCCTTACAGTCTCTTTCCTCCCGCTTGTCATAGCGAACTACATGACCATCTTCACCAGTGAGGATGATCCAGTTCTCAAAGTTAGCTGCACCACACTGCTCACCTTTTGGCACACAGTCAACATCACTCTTAGGTTTGGGGCTTCTCTTAAGACAAGCTGTCAGTGCTGACTTAAACATCGTAGGTGTGCTTACATCAGACACAGAACCTAATAGGTTCAGCTCATCATCAACAAACACATAGGTTGGAAACGATAACTTATAACCATTCTTAGTGAACCTCTCTCGTACACTTTGTATTGCATTATAATCTGCTGTACCTTTATAGATATCAACTAGATCATATCCTAACTGCCAAGCAATATCCTTATCAAACCTTCTGTTTGCAGTACATGCTGGGCAAGTTCTACTACCAATCTTTAACAGTCGCATTTCTTTCTCTTCGATTTAGGTTTTAGTGTTGGTGAATCGACAACAGGTTTAGCTCCTGGTCGTCTGACTACATCTGTATTCTTAATGTATTGTCCATCGCTAATGTCTAGTCTTAGAACATCATTGGGGATGGGTATGTATCCATTCTCGTCAGGCTGCCAACACAACCTCTCTTCAGTGTTAAAGATCCAACCTTCATTTTGTAGATCTTTAGATACTTCTTTAACAATCTGAAGGATCATCATAACCTCAGGGTTATTCATATCTACTTCGGACACAGGTGCCTGACCTATGGCAGATAGAACACTGTTTACAGCGGACAGGTACGTGTCGGGATTGTCTTCATATAATTCGTAGGTCATCTGTGTCTCGTATAGATAAAAAAAAAGGCCCACCCGAAGGTGAGCCAGTATTAACGTCAGTCAGTAGTGAAGACGTATGGTCCTACATTCTCAGACTGTGATGCATAAGCACTGCGGAAACCACAGGTGCTAGATGAAACAGTAGAGGCAGGAGTATCGGTGCAGTAACCACGACGGGTACGTGCAACGCTGTAGCGAACTGCTACGGTTGTAGCCACCCCATTACCAGGGTGGGTTTGTACATTAGGTTGTACATAAGACAGGAAACCAGGGTCGGTATATGGAGCCTGGATCCAGGTATCTTGCATTGCCATTAGTTATTCCTCAGTTTTCGTAATCCCTACCAGCCTCAACATGAGGATGGGGATTAGCTGTGTACGATGTGATGACAAGCTCTTTCTTCTCATCAGTGATAGTGCGGGATGCGACGTATTCAACCTCAGCGATCCGGCATTCACCGGGCTTGGTTACCGCCATCACTCAGCACGCAATTCAATTGCAGCTGCAGGGTTAAGAGTACCTGCACCCATTGCTAAGCGTCCTACAACAACGTCACCCTGATATAGAGTATGCACGTCTGAACCAGTTGTCTGGATCTGTGGACCAATTGCTGTAACAACAGCAGCTGCATCCTTCTGATAGATCAGACCACAGTGAGCAGAGAAGTCACCGGAGTAGTTGTTGTTCTCACCTTCAATGCTGTCAACAGTACCGGCCATGAAAGGCAGGTTGTTAGAACGCTTGATGGAGATACCAGCAATCTCATAGAGACCTTCACCGGAGTTAAGGTTGCCCTGAGTGTTGCCGTAGTCACGGTTAAGAATGTTGCTGTCAACCTGTGCAATCAATGCATAGTACTGACGAGGGGAGAGGATCGCATGGCGTCCTGCCCGTGGCACATTCTTCTCATCGAGAATAGCAGCGGCTTCAAAGAAACCATCCACAAGTGCTTGAGCATTGAACTCATTACCTGAGCCAAGCTTGATGATTGAACCACCGGGCTCGGGACCAGGTGATGCCTGGATAGGATGTGCTTCGCGAGCTGCGAGAGCAATAGTCCTAAAGATTTTCTTGTCATAAGCTTCGGCAAGAGCGTAGCCAATCTTGTTGGCGATCTCTCCTCGAAGGGAATAATGAGCAAGTGTCTCATCCAAGTCATAGACGAAAGCACTGGAGACCAGAAGGTCATCCATCACGATTGTCTTCTCTGCAACTGGGGGATCACCTGAACCAAGGATCGGAGTCCCAGGAACGTGGTAATCAGCAGTCATGCGGCCAGTGAAGATGAACTGAGCTGCCTTACCAGACTTAAGGGTACGGTTCTGGACAGTACCTTTAGAGATCAGAGCAGTCTCATAAGCTTTGAACATCTCACCAGTAAACAACTTCAGATAAGTTGCATACTTAGCATCGTAAGCGGAGACAGTTTCTCCAGCATTAGGATGGCCTGCGGGATAGGAGAATGTATCTCCGTACTTAGTCCGGCCAAGACCGGGCTCTTTGTTAAGGGAACCAATTGAAGTTCCGGTTGTGTTGGGTGCTCCAACATTATCGTTTGACCATGTAGCCATTGTTCTTTCCTAGTAGTTTGTTTAATTAACGGACTACTAACATGTTAGTAAAATTTTTTGTAGCATTTTTATAGGTCTCTCCCTATCGTCTAGACGACAATGAGTATCCACGTATGGGTCATTGCCAAAAGAAATGGGAGGAATTGCACCTCCCGTCAGCTCTAGCTTTCTAGTAATCCCAGCGAACTCTTGCCCTACCGGCACGAATCCCTAGGTGTACAAAGCCACGGTAACTCATACCGTAGCCAACTGAATATGGCCAGTCTTGATCACAGAAGTTCTCCATCTCCTGGCCTCTACCATTGACTGGATAGATATCCACAGCACCACAACCAACTTGGTATAGATGCTCAGATTGAGATGCTCCACCAACACTTGCATTAATAGCAGGAGGTCGGTGCCCGGACGTGATCTTAATAGGTCCGAACTTATCACGCAGCTTTTCTAGATACTCACAAATCTCAGTAGCAATATCACATTGATCTTGTGCTGTGAAACGTCGTGCCTCTTGTCCACCATTACATAACTCACTGTACGTGAAGTTAGGTGTAACTAGTTGGGACATAGGAGACCCTGGAGTCAGCTTAGTACGTGGAGGAGTGGGCGGTGTTTCTCTATAGATTGTAGTGAACTCACCTAAGATATCTTCCGATACTTTATCTTGTAGATACTCCCAAGCTTTAATCTGTTGCGGTTCCTGCTTATAATAAAAAGCAGCATCTGTAAATTTAATCATTTTTCTGCAGCGTATAATGCGAACGCTTGTGCTCCAATACTTGCTAGAAGTTTGGAACTATTCTCCCCAGTGCAGCGATCATCACGGGTGACTAGGCATCCAGCTAAGACTGCACCAACAATCAATAACTGGAAACCTACAACGAACGCTACTAACTTAAATGCTAGTAGCCTCATAACTTAAGGGGTGCCACACCAAGGCACGTCGCGGTACATCACTTCACCAACGAAGGGTACGCGGGGCTGACATCCTGCAGGAGGAGTCACTTTGTCCGTGGTCTGATAAACGTAAGGAACTCTAAGATGAAACATAATAAATCTCTATTAGTACTAGTGACTTAGGGTGGTTTGGGATGTCACCGGATCCTTTAGCCAATCGCTGGTGCAATCAAGGCCACAGGTGTGGCGCTAGTTGACGCAAGATCGAGCGGGAAGTTGTGGGCGTTACGCTCATGCATGACTTCCATTCCGAGACCAGCTCGGTTGAGGATGTCTGCCCAGGTGTTGATGACGTGTCCGTCACTGGACTGGATGGACTGGTTAAAGTTAAATCCATTTAGATTAAATGCCATAGTAGATACCCCGAGAGCAGCAAACCAAATGCCGACCACAGGCCACGCCGCCAGGAAGAAGTGCAGAGAGCGACTGTTATTAAAAGAGGCATACTGAAAGATAAGACGACCAAAGTAACCATGAGCGGCCACGATGTTATAGGTCTCTTCCTCTTGTCCGAATTTGTATCCATAGTTCTGGCTTACTTCTTCTGATGTCTCCCGAATAAGAGAGGAGGTAACAAGCGAACCGTGCATAGCACTGAATAGCGAGCCACCAAAAACTCCAGCAACACCGAGCATGTGGAACGGGTGCATGAGAATGTTATGTTCTGCCTGGAAGACGAACATGTAGTTAAAGGTTCCTGAAATACCCAGAGGCATAGCATCGGAGAACGAGCCTTGACCAAAGGGATACACCAGGAATACTGCGGACGCAGCCGCAACAGGAGCAGAGTATGCGACAAAGATCCAAGGCCTCATTCCAAGCCGATAACTAAGTTCCCACTCTCGTCCCATGTAACTGTAGATACCAATAAGGAAGTGGAAGACGACAAGCTGGAAAGGTCCACCGTTATAGAGCCACTCATCAAGACTTGCAGCTTCCCAGATGGGGTAGAAATGTAGACCGATGGCGTTTGAAGATGGGACGACTGCCCCTGAGATGATGTTATTTCCATACATTAATGAACCTGCTACAGGCTCACGGATACCATCGATGTCCACAGGTGGAGCAGCGATGAAGGCGACAATAAAGCAGGTTGTAGCTGCTAGTAGGGTAGGAATCATTAGGACTCCGAACCAACCCACATAGAGTCGGTTATTTGTAGAGGTTACCCACTCACAAAAGTCCTGCCAAATGTTATTCTGTTGTTGTAGCTGAATAGTCGTGGTCATTTAAGTAATAGTTCATAGTTATTTTGTTCTAGTAAGTAAGACCATTTTAAAGACTTGGCTGTCTAAAGCTGGGAGGGGAATCGAACCCCTCCTACACCATCAGCTGAGTCGTGTCACTGTTGTGTAATCCACGCCACGGTTATACAAACCAATGCGTACTGCTGTACCTAGACTGATGTCTAGCTGTCGTCCACCAATGAATGGACCACGGTCATTAATCCGTACTGTTTCACATGCCTTGTAGCAAACCTTGAGTTTGGTTCCGAAAGGTAGTGTCTTATGTGCAGCGGTTGCTGCCTGTTGATTAAAGATCTCTCCGTTAGCTGTCAAGTTTCCATGAAAACCAGGACCATAGAAGCTGGTCAGGAGAGCTAGTGCTGTGCCAAATACCATTTACCACACACCAGGAATCAGTTGTCCGGTGATGGCGTAGGCACCCATCGCTGCGATCACACCAAGCATTGCAAGGCGACCGTTCAAACGCTCGGCGCGTTCGTTATGTGTTTCGTTTACTTCCATGATTTCAATAGGGGGTTCAATTGCGTAGATGTTTGTGCGACCGCCGTCTTCTGTTACTGTTGTCAAGTTAAATTTTTCCGGGTGATAAGTCACATCCTTTCTCCTCGCATTCACACCATTGCGATTGAGAGAAGTGAGGATATTTCGTGTGTACAATTTGTGGTCCAGGTGGACAGGAGGGGTTGTCATATCTCCCACAATCTCCACGCCTATGGCCGAAGCGAAGCGCCGCCACCTGATACCTATTGAGGCCCATCTGCTGGATCGTTTCACCAGTCCAGGTTCGACCTGTCCAATTTGTTGAATACATCATTCCTATATGCAGGGTCATTCTCGTAGCGAGGATCTTGCATCGCTCGTACTACTTCTGCCTGTGATCTAAAGGCATCAACTGATTCTGTTGCTGCTTTACCACTAAGCATTCGTCCTTCATATCCAACCTTCTCTGAATA